TAATGTTTGCCATATTATTTGATTGTCTTATCCATACCACGTAAGTTCATCAGCAATCGTCCGGGGTGGATATTGCTTATTCTAATCTTAGCATTGCGAAGCAGTGCCGCTTTCTCTTTACGAGCACGTGCCACTACATATTCTTGAACACCAAATTTAGAGTTTAGAATCTCATATTTAATGGCAGCATAGATATACTGCTCAAACAATTTATTGACTGTAATTAACGAGTTATCTCCATTCTCCATACCATCAGACACATACTCAAGGATGCATAACTCATTGACCATACTTGAGTCAAAGTTTATAACACCTGCTTTTTTATCTATGTTGAATGTAGGATTGAAGTTTGCTGTCTCTGTGTTCAAGCCAAATGCAGCACCAATAGCGTAATCAAAGTACCAATTCCCATCTACACACCATCCCATCTGACCGTGAAATTGATTACCTTGATTGAGGTAGATACTCTTCTTTAACTTGTGAAGTCTATCATAATCAATCATTGAATCTGCGGGTTTCAAAATGTTTCCATTGATGTCAAATAGAATCTTACCATTGTTATCCTGAAGATAAGCATCTGATGACAACGCCTGTATATTCTCACTCAATGGACGTAGATATCCATTTTTATAAAGAGATATGCGAACCCAATTCACATAGTCAGATGGAAGCACAAACTTTAAATTCTCAGCAACAGTTAGTTCTAATACCTTAATCTCTTTGAACGCATCGTAGTTTAGCTCCTGTATTGCTCTCTTAGCGTGGAACAAAATCTTATACCGCTCCTCATTATTTACAAGAGAATGGTTCCCTGAGTACATCAATATGAAGTTAGTCACAATGTCTTGAAGACTAACATACTGATAGCTGCCCCAATTGGCATCCTCGGGCACGTTGCCATTATTGGCATAGTATTGATATTGAGATATATAGGCCATTAGAAAGTTATTTGTTCACGATTAATTATGCGTTCGCCTGTTGCTCCTGATTCATAGCGTATTGAACAACTTGAGTTTCACGTATAGATATCCCACAGTACTGAAGGATTTTCATAACGAGTTTATATTCATCCTCAAGCGGAAGTTCAAAGTCTTGATAGTCAGGTTGAGTTTGGTCAAAGGCAGGTTCGCCATTAACCAAGGTAATAAACGTCCACTTTGGGTCTCTAGGATATCTAAAGTATGAAGCACGAACTGAACCGTATCCCGTGAGAATAGATGGATACGTAGCCATAAATTCACTATTCAATGTATACGCAGGAAACATTGTAGACGGAGCAGTCAATGGAGATATACTCAATGCTGTTATCTTACCGTCTGTTACAGGCTCTGCTTCCGATAAACTTACTGAAGAAAATATACTGTAAGTAACAGGAGTGGCTGTAAATATATCAGTGTCTAATAGCAGCTGAGTTTGACCTATGACTGCTAATACGGTGGCACTTAAAAAGTTTACATTATTTGTAACGATATCTCCCGCCACAACACCATTAGTGACGAATAAAGCACCCGAGTCTTCAAGTTGAAACGGAACAACTAAAGTGTTAGAGCCTTGACTCTTCAGCTGATTATAATAAATAATTCTGCTAAGCATATAAGCTCTATCACCTGTAGTTATATCTGATGGCATAAAGAACCTATTTGTAAGTGTGCCTGCTGAAGAAATAACGGGATGCAAAAAGTTATTAGACAAGAAAAGCTCTAATAGCTCCGTGATTGCTTTCTTGACATCAGCATAGTCAGTGCCTGAAACTCGTTGGTTTTCATATACAACAGACTTGTTGTAGTCACTAAAGTAATCCTCAAACAGCTCCATCTGCGCCTGCTTGGCATATAGGTTAAAGTCTGAGGGAGAGATATATCCGTAGTTGTTTTTGTTGAGCACGGATAAGACTGTGTTTCTGACTGAGTTTATCATCCCTTCTTTTTTACAAATATACTAAAAAAAGAGAGGGGCACTAAGCCCCTCCCTCATCAGTAAACTAATCATCTAATCACAATAACTATAACACATCCAAACCTTATTTCTCAATCATAGTCTCTAGCATTTTAAGCGCATCAAGACCATCGTCACTTTTCAAGAATGCCTCTGCCGTCTCATATGGTTCTTGTCCGTATGGAACAGAGCACATCTTCTTTTTGTTAGTGGCAGTATTAAACCATATCTCCTTGCCTCCATTTCTAAGAGTCAACAGGCTGCTCTCAAAGAACAATCGCACTTTCGATTGGAATTGAAGTTCGGGGTCATTCAATGTATCTAAGAATGACTGAGGATACCTTTTTGCAAAAATCAAAAGGTCTCTCTTCAATTCAGCTGTTGATACTGTCGATGGGTCTTTACCAAAGAACACACGAGTAAGCATTTCAATTTGCTCTATTGTCAATTGACGAGCCTGAATCAATGCATCCACCTCTATATTCAAATCCTCTACTTCAGCCATAGCATCTTTCTCTTTATCAACTTCAACGAAAACGGTTCCGTTATGGGGATGATAATGTAAAAATGCTTGTAGTACGGGATTTGTTCTTGGAACAGATAGCATCCCGTCTTCAAAAACTATTGGTTCTAAAATAACATTTCCATCTTGTTCGTCTTCAAATGGAGACTTTTGATTGGATGCGTATCTAAGAACTCGATTAATGTTTTTTTCCTCATCAAACCACATCAGTGGAAACCGAGGGTTATTTCTTGATATCAACGTGTAAGAAAGCGGACTTCCATTTAGTAGTCGATATACTTTATCGGCAGAAACTTTATTCTTCATAACTATATTTAATTGAATTTGATTTAATTAAGTAAAAAGGAGAGTGTCTTTGAAGACACTCTCCCATTTTAAAAACGATTATCCGTAGCGGAACAAGATAAAGTTGTTCGCACCTAAGGTACATACTGCACGCTCAGAAAGGAAGTTAACCTCCATTGCATCGAGGTCGCTTGTAGCAGCACCTCCCGCAGAACCTGTAATCCAAGTCTTGTATCTGCGGTCTTCAGCCTCAGATGCGCGGTAACGCACGTGAAGGAATGGACGCTTAGCGTTCTTGCCCATAATTTGGTCATACACTGAAGTAGAACCCGCAGGAACAAGAAGACCTGTTACAGTACCTGTTGCAGTTGCAGCAGTAGCGTTCAAGCCACCGCGCATTGTTGGGTCGTTAAGGTATTTCCAATCTGACTTATAGAAGTCATAACCTCTGCGGAATCCTGTGAATCCGAGGTTCAACGCCATATTAATGTCGTTGTCGAATAGACCGAATGATGCAGCACCTGCGGCAGAGCCTCCGTTGAAACCGTTTAAGGTAGCCAACATATTATCAATGTCAAAGCTAAGCTGACGGTTAACGAATACTACGTTCTCTTCAATTGCACCTTGACGGTCCAAACGCTGAACGATGGTATCCCACTCCGCAAGAGTAGTTGGAGTACCTGCACCCCATACGTTACCACGGTTGTTAACTACATAGAAGATGCCTTCAGAGCCTTTGAAACCTGCGGTTGCAGCACCTGAACCTGACGCAGCAGGAACGGCTTCAATCATTGCAGTTTCAAGGTAGTCCTCAAAGCGAAGACGAGTCTCGTGCTCGCTCTTCAGATACCAAAGATATCCTGTAGCACCATTCTCAGTAGTTACCTCAACCCAACCGATTTGAGCCATATCGGAACCGTTTACAGCATACTTGTCCTTGATAATGATTGGGCTGTTGCTGTAGATATCATCTTCAGCTTCCAAAGAACCAACCATTCCATTAGTTCCTTTACGGAACTCAGAACCATAAATGAATACAGTAAACGTAGCACCCGCACCTGCGGCAGCTTGACCACCTGCTTCATAGTAAGCTACAGTAAATGTACCTGCTACTGTTGCAGTGTTTGTTTGAGTAACAGCTGTAACGATAGCTTTGTTGAAAACACCTGTAGTGTTCTGCTGAATCATTACAGTTTGACCAACACGAATAGCAACTGTTGCAATTGCTCCCGCTACAGTATTTACCTGAAACGTAGCTGTACTCGCACCGGCAGCAGCAGCAGTAGTACAGTTACTGTACTTAATGTGAAGACGACCTTGTTCTGCCCACTTGATTTGGTCAGAGTTTGAGGGCATCTCAGCTCCTACCATACGGAGGAATGATGCAATTGTACGATTACCATAACGCTCAAATTCCTTCTCGTAAGTATCGGGGAGATACTGATTTAAGAAATCAAAGTCAGTAATGTAATTTGTTTGTAAAGCCACCTGTTCGGGAGCGGGTTGCAGCGAAAAGGTAGGGTTTGATAAAATAGAACCTGCCATTTTGTTTAATTTTTAAATTCGTTAAATTCGTTTTGCACTACGGATTTTTAGTTTCCTTCCGGAATCAGGGTTGACCGCTTTCACCTGAAACCCACTATTAGTTGACGTAACCTCAGGAGCTTTCCGTTCAGACATATTTACATTCTTAATCTTACGGGCAACATCATCAGTTGCGTCTGCCAATCCTTGCTCATAGAAGTACTTGGCGAACTTGTCGGGGTGCATAGCAATAGCTAACGACCTATGGTAGCCTGCTGCGTCTTTCATCAATCCATTTTCATCCAAGAACTTATTAATAAAGTTCGCAGGAGTTGATTGGACTTTCTTCAACTCAGCAGCGTCTCCGGGAGAAAATTTGAACTTTCGGTCATTCACGTTGAACTCAAAACCTTTGAACTCTCCGCTAAACACCTCGTCCGTTTTTTGGTCAAACCATTGACGCTTACGGTTGTTCTCCTCCTCTATGGTCTTCGCGTTGCCTATATACTGCTTGAACGCTTCATACTCTTCTTTATCCTCAGCAGGAACACCAACCGCACTTGACTCAAGGGGTATCTTGTACTTTTCCTTTTGAGTGTTAAAGAATTTCTTTGCCTCAGCAATAGTTTTCTTTCTCTCAATCTTTACCTTTTTAACTCGCGATTCATCATCAAGGTCTTCATCATATCTATAATCATCCATCAAAGCCTCAATGTCTTCGGCATCAAGTCCCTCTTGTGTAGAGGAAAGGTATTCTTTTAGAAGGATATCAGCGTCCATAGAATCGTAATCTTTATTCAGTTTGATAAAGTCATCGAATCCACGACCTGTCTCCTTCTTAAATTTCATATAAGCGGCTACGTCTTCAGGCATCTGTTCTGCCTGCTGACGTTCAGCCATCAACTCATCAAAAGAGTTGATTTGCTTATTGTATCTTTTTCCAATATATGAAAGAACGTCTTCTTCTTTTAGCTCGGGCAACTGAGAGTCCGCATTTGCAGGCGGCTCTTCTGCTTGTACTACCGCATTTGCTTCAGCATCTACTTGCGCAGCTTCGTGCTTAGCAAGTAATTCAGCTTCTTTCTCTGCTACACCCTTGGTGTCTCCTGTGTCAATTACCCTTACTTCTTTAAATTGCATTAGATTTAATTTTATTGGTTACAAACTTACAACAAATTTTTCAATCTTTTATCGAGGTGAAAACTCAGCCAAATCAAACCCATCTAAGCTATCCTCATTAGACTCAAAGTTCATTGGAGGAAGATTGTTCTTTCTTTGATTAATCAATTTAGATTGCTGAG